TTGTCGATTCTCCCCGAAAGCGCCTAAATGTCCGAATTTGCAGACACTAATCCGCGGATAGGGACGCCAGCGATTTAGTAACGGAGTGTGATGATCATGGCGAGTGGCCAAGATCACCCCCGACGGCCCCCGACTACACAGCGTAAGAATTCGCGGGGTCAAGAGAGCCTCAGTGCGGCGATCGACGACAGCCTAGCCGCCCTCGCGGAGCGTGACGAGGGCCGGGAGCCCGTCGACCTGGCCGCCGAGGTGCTCCTGCGCATGTGCGGGAAGGCCCTCGACATGACCATGGCCCAGTCGAACCCGTACGCGGTCGCCCAGCTCGCGGGCCGCATCCTGGAACTGCTCCGTGACCTGCGGATGACCCCTGCTTCGAGAGGAGCGCTGAACACCGATGGCGACCCGCTCGACGAAATCCGGCACCTCCTCAGCAGCCCCGAGGTACGCGACCCCGAGGAACCCTGAGCGGCCCACGCTCGGCGTCCCCGTCGGCCGCCTCGCCCGGATCCTGGGGCAGCCGCTCATGCCGTGGCAGCAGCTCGTGGCCGACGTCGCGGGCGAGGTCGACCCCACCTCGGGGCGCATGGCGTACGAGATGGTTGTCGTCACCGTGCCCCGGCAGTCCGGCAAGACCAGCCTCGTGCGCCCGATGGCCTTGCAGCGCGCCATGGTTCCGGGCGGCCGGGCCTGGTACACCGCGCAGACCCGCAACGACGCCCGGGACGCGTGGCTGGACGCCGTGCAGCTCGTCACCCACTCCCCGCTCAGAGGGTCGGTTCAGGTAAGGCTTACCAACGGCTCGGAGTCACTCACCGTGCTCTCCGGCGGGGGCACGTTCCGCGTGTTCGCCCCGCTCCCGGAGGCGCTGCACGGCCGCCAGGGCGACCTGGTGGTGCTCGATGAGGCGTGGGCCCTGTCGATGGAGCGGGGCCGCGAGCTCATGCAGGCCATCGTTCCGACCATGGCGACCCGCGAGCGCCCGCAGACGCTCGTCCTGTCGACCGCGGGCACGGACGAGTCGGAGTGGCTGCGCGACCTCGTACGGCGCGGCCGTGAGCAGGCCGAGGGGCGTCTGGCGTACTTCGAATGGAGCACACCGGAAGAGATCTCCCCGACTGACCTCGACGGGGTCTGCGCCGCTCACCCCGCCGTCGGGCACACCATCACCCGCCAGGCCGTGGAAGGCGCGGCGGGCGTGCTGCCGCCCGGCGAGTTCATGCGCGCGTTCGCGAACCAGTGGACGGCCGCGGTCGAGACCGTCATCGACCCCGCCGCGTGGAGCGAGCGCCGTACGAATGCTGTGATCCCGCCCGGGGCCCGGGTGACCTTCGGCATCGACGCCACGCCCGACCGTAGCGCCGCCTCCATCGTCGTGGCAGCCCGCCTGTCGGACGGAACCCCCGTCGTCGAACTCGTCGACCACCGGCCCGGGGTGGCGTGGCTGGCCGAGCGCGCCGCCGAGCTCTACGAGCGCTGGCAGCCGCTCGCCCTCGTCGCGGACGCGGTCGGCCCCGTACAGGCGGCCGTCGACGTGCTGACCGGCCGTGACATCCCGGTCCTGTCGACGACGTCGCGCCAGTACGCGACCGCCTGCCAGGGCTTCTACGACGCCGTGCACGAGGAACCCCACCTCGCCGTGCGCCCGCACGAGGCCCTCGACGGGGCCGCGGCCGCGGCCGGGAAGCGGCCCATGGGGGAGTCGTGGGCCTGGTCACGGCAGGGAGCCGCGCCGATCTCGCCGTTGATCGCGGCGACGCTCGCCCTGTACGGGCTGACGCGGCCCGAGGCGCCCGAGCCGTTCATCCTCTAGGAACAAGCCGGGCATTACCGGCGGTAACGTGTCGTGTGTGGGTATCTCCGGATGGTTCAGACGCGCGACGGCTGACGCGCGCCCGGACGTTCCTGCCGTGTCGGCCGCTGCCATCGGAAGTGCGCCGATTCCCGGCGGCGGCCTCGCGGCCCTGTACCGGATCATCGACGGCGGACTGTCCGACGTGTACCTCGACCGCCTCGCGATGATGCGGATCCCCGCCGTCAAGCGGGGCCGCAACGTCATCGCGGGGACGATCGCCGAGTTCCCGTTCCGTACCTGGCGCACCGACGCGGTGACCGGCACCGTGAGCGCGGTGCCGCTGCCGACGGTGCTGCAGCAGCCCGAGACGTGGCGGCCCAGGGTCGGCACGATCACGTGGACCGTCGACGACCTGATCTTCTACCCGCACGCATGGTGGCGGATCCTGGACCGGGACAGCACGACCCGCTACCCGACCCAGTTCGAGCGGATCGAGCCGAACCGCGTCACCTACCAGACGCAGGACTCCACCGGGCGCCCGATCAAGCCGCGGACCTACGTCGACAACCAACTCGTCGATGACGCCCAGCTCGTCCGCTTCGACGCCCCCGACGAAGGCCTCCTCGAACTCGGATCGAAGGCGCTGGCGACCGCGTACGCACTGGAGAACGCAGCCAACGCCTACGCCGACACCAAGCTGCCGCAGACCGTCCTCACCTACGAAGGCGACGGCACGTTCACCCGCGACAAGGCCATCGAGATCCGCGACGCGTACGAGGAAGCCCGCCGCACCTCGACCACCGCGGTACTCGGCGCGAACATGAGCGCGGCGTTCCCCGGCGGCGATCCGGACGCCATGCAGCTCATCGAGTCGCGGCAGTACTCCGCCCTTGAGGTCTCGCGGCTCCTCGGGCTGCCCGCCCGGTACGTGAACGCCACCTCGGGTGACTCGGCGACCTACTCCAACTCGGTATCCGAGCGCCGGGACTTGAGAGACCTCTCGCTCGCCCCGTACATCGGCGCCATCGAGCAGCGCCTTTCCATGGGTGACGTCACGCCGCGCGGCACGACCGTGCGCATGGACACCGATTCCTACCTGCGCGCCAACCCGCTGGAGCGCGCCCAGTACTGGTCAACGATGGTCGGCGCGGGCATCGCGACGCCCGAGCAGGCAGCCGAGGCCGAGGGCCTCACCTCCACCGTGTCGCTCCCGGGAGACAACCGCTCATGAACGCACCCGATGAGATCCGCCGCGCCGTCCCGCTGCGCCTGGTCGACGAAGAGCGCCAGGACGACGACGCCGAGGCGCCCGGCGAGCGCACCCTGACCGGCCGCGCACTGGAGTGGGACACCCCCGCCCAGGGCAGCATCGGCGGCCTCCCGGCGACGATGGTCGCCAAGCGCGGTGCGGTGTCCGAAGCGCTGCCCGTCAACCCGATCGTGGTCCTGCGCGACCACGACCGCTCCCACATCGTGGGCCGCGTCGACGCCCTGCAGGACCGCGAGGACGGCCTCTACGCCGTGCTCCGCATGGCAGCCACCCCCGCCGGGGACGAGGCGCTCACGCTGGCCCGTGAGGGCATCCTCACCGGTCTCTCGATCGGCTCGCGGGCCGTCGATGTCGACGTGGACGCGGACGGAACCCGCATCTCCCGTGCTGAAGAGCTCTTCGAGATCAGCTTGACCGCATTCCCCGCTCAGGACTCCGCCCGTCTGGAGTCGACCCGTGAGGAGAACTCCATGACCGAAGTCCAGACCCCGCAGACGCCCGCTGTGGAGCGCAGTGCGCCCGAGCCGGTCCCCGCGCCCGAGATCGTGCCCGCCGCGCCTCCTGGGGCCCTTGTGGCGCGTTCTGCGGCCCTCCCGACGCCGGGTGAGTACCTGTCGGCGTTCGTCCAGCACGGACTGACGCGGGAGAAGAGCCAGTTCGAACAGATCATGCGGGCCGTCGCGGACCAGACCACCGACTCGACGCCGGGCATCCTTCCGGTCCCGATCATCACGCCCGTCATCGACCTGTCCGCGACGGACCGGCCGATCTACAGCTCGCTCACCAGCCGTGGCATGCCGCCCAAGGGCAAGCAGTTCACGCGCCCGAAGATCACGCAGCACGTGAGCATCACGCAGCAGGCGACGGAGAAGGCCGAGCTGGCCTCGCAGGCCATGACGGTGACCTCCGACACCGTCCAGAAGATCACCTACGGCGGCACCCTCGACGTGTCCTTCCAGGACATCGACTGGACCGAGCCCGCGGTCATGAACCTCCTCGTCACGGACTTCGTGAACGTGTACACGCAGGTCACAGAGAAGGCGGCCACCTCGCAGCTCGTCGCCGCCGCGGGGACCGCGCAGAGCCTCCCGGCGACCGCGACCGCCAAGGAAGTCGTCGCCGCCCTGTACGCGGCCGCCGCCGACATCTACGCCAAGACGTTCCGCTACCCCGACACCATCTGGTGCAGCCCCGCGATGTGGGCCTTCCTCGGCTCGCTGTGCGACGACTCCGGCCGCCCCGTCTTCCCCTACCTCGGAGCGTCCAACGCCCCGGGCGCGTTCGGGCAGGGCATCACCGGCACCGCCGCGAACCCGCTCGGCGCGCGCCTCGTCGTCTCGTGGGCCCTGTCCGGCACCGCGCCGACCCTCGTCGTCGGCAACAGCTCCCTCATCGAGACCTATGAGGACCGGCGCGGGATGATCCAGGCCCTGAACGTGACCCAGCTCGGCATGGACCTCGCCTACTACGGCTACAGCGCCATGTACACGGTGAGCGAGGATGGGTTCGTTGCCCTCGAACTCGCCGCGGGCGGCGGCTCGTTCGACGCGAAGAGCAAGAAGTAGCCCCGTCGTGGCGATCACCGGGGAACAGATCTGGGCCGAGCTCGGCCAGCCTGACGAGCCGAGTGGCCCGGATCTGACCCACCTCACGCTGGTCACGGGCGCGGTGAACGCGTACGTGGCCACGCTGCCCGCCGTCCTGGCGCTCGACGATCCGGCCGTGTGGCCGGACGACGTCACGGCCGGGGCCATCCTGCTGGGGGCGCGCCTGTACGTGCGGCGCAACAGCCCCAACGGGGTCGTCACCTTCCAGGAGATGGGCGCCACCTACGTGTCCCGCTATGACTCGGACATCGGGCGCCTGTTGCAGATCGACCGGTTCGCGCCCGGGGTGGTCGCCTGATGGGCGCCATCACCGACCGCCAGGCCGCGATCGTCGCGGAGCTGAAAGCGGCCGGGATCCGGGCCACCGCCGACCCCCGCGCCGTCCTCGCGCCGTGCGTCCAGGTCGGTCTCCCGCGCCTCGAACCCGTGGTGCTCGGCGCGTGCGCGTACGACGCGGACTGGACGCTGACCGTGATCGGTACGGCTACCGGGGGCGCTGAGTCGCTTCAGTCGCTGGACACCTTGCTCACGCAGCTCTTGCCGGTGCTCGGCGCGTTCACCCAGGCCGTGCCCATCACCGTGCAGCTCACCCCCGGCGGCGACCCCTCACCCGCCTACACGATCACGTGGACGGAGCCCCTGACATGGCAGTAATCGACTCCCGGATCAAGTCCGGATCACTCGAATTCACCTCCACCACGCTGCCCGCGGAGTCCGTGAACTTCGCGTGCCAGCCCACCTCGGCCGCGCTCACGCCGTCGGTCGACTCCGGCGGCGACCCGGTACAGACGCTGTGCGGAGACCAGCTCGCGGGCGCCTCCGTAACGACATGGACCCTGGACCTGACGGCCATTCAGGACTGGACGAACCTTGAGGGGTTCATCAACTGGGCTTTCGACCACGACGGGGAGACGTGGGAGTACGCGCTGCGCTTCGACACCGAAGACGTCTCCCCGACCTGGGGAGGTCAGGTCGTGGTCGCCGCGGTACCGATCGGCGGCGAGCCCGGTACCCGGCTCACCTCGGACGGCTCGTGGCAGTGCACGGCGAAGCCCACCCGCACCGACCCCGTCCAAGCGGGCTGACATGCCTTCCGGGTACGGCCGCGGGGGCGCTTCCCTCGCCCTGCAGGTGCAGGGCGAGGACCAGGTCCGCGCGCGCATCGAAGGGGTCCGGGAAGGCCTCGACGGCCGCCAGTTGCGCGCGGCGAACCTCGAGGCCGCGCGCATCATGACCGCCGCCGCCCAGGCCACCGCCCCGTCCCGCACGGGCCGTCTGCGCGGCACGGTCCGGGCGCGGGCGACGTCGCGTACGGCGACGGTGGCGCTCGGCGGCCCCGGTGTCCCGTACGCGGGTGTCATCCACTGGGGCACCCCGGACGGGGCCACGGGGCGCCCGTCCAACATCGACGCGAACCCGTGGGTGTCGATCGCCGCTCAGGCCACCGAGCCTGAGTGGACCTACGCCTACTGGCGCTACGTACAAAACCTCTGCGACCGGGGATAGACCAATGCCATCAGCCAAGAAGACCAAGCCAGTTGAGCCCGCGCAGGGCCAGTGGATGCCCGACATTGACGAACTCGGCGCCCTCGAAATCGAAGAGTTCTGCGCCGAGTTGGGCATCGAGGACCCTGCCGACGTGAAGGCGCGGCCGGTGGCCGGGATGTGCCTCGCGGCCGTCCTCATCGCACGGCGCACCTACCCCGACATTCCCGTCGACCGGTGGAAGACGCTTCGGATGAAGGACCTGAACCTTGAGGCCCTGACGGCGGCGCAGGGGGACCCTACGCAGCCCGCGTGAAGACGCGGGTGTACCTCGCGAAGTTCTTCGGGTGCAGCCCCGTTGACCTGCGCGACCTGAACGGGCACGAGACGCGTGCCGCGCTCGAACTCGCCGAGGAAATCGGCAGGTTGAACGAACGGAGCTGATGTGGCGGGCAGACCGGCAACCCTCGCGATCCGCATCACCGCGTCGACCGCGGCCGCCCGCGCGCAGCTCGAATCGTTCAACCGCTCCCTCGACGGCCTCGACAGGTCGTTGGGGAAGGCCGGGCGGTCGATGGCCAAGTTCACCGCGCTCGGGACTGCCGCGTCCGGGCTCGGCCCACTGGCCGCCGCCGCCGCCGCTGCAGGGGCTGCGTTCGGTGCGTTCGGCGCGGCGGCCGCGGGGCAGCTGACGAAGGTCACCAAGGCCACCGACCTGTACGCGAAGGCGCAGGAACAGGCGGCCACCGACTCCAAGGCCGCGGCCGAGACGATGAAGCAGTACAAGGCCGCGCTCAACGGGATGCCTGCCTCGACGCGGGCCACGACCGTGGCGTTGATCGACCTCAAGGACGCGTACGGCAAGTGGTCCGACTCGCTGGCCGATACGACGATGCCGCTGTTCACCGACGCCATCAAGGGCCTGACGGCCGCGCTGCCCGCGCTGACGCCGTTGGTGAAGGCGGCGGCGCAGGCCTTGAAGCCGCTCGTGGACGACTTCAAGAAGGCGGCCGAGGACGGGTCGATCGAGCGGTACACGACGCAGCTCGCGGCATTCGCGGGGCCGTCCATGGCGAACGTCGTCAAGTCGGTCGAGAACCTCGCGGTCGGGTTCGCGAACCTGTTCCTGGCGTTCGGCTCCGGCACGGCTGTATCCGCGTCCGAGGGGCTGCTCACGCTCACCGAACGGTTCCGGACGTGGTCGGACACCGTGGAGGACTCCCCGGGCTTTCAGCAGTTCGTCGACATCGCGAACCGCATGTGGGAGGTCATCCTCAAGCTCGTGCCGGTGGCTCTGGAGTTCGGCGCCGCGCTGTTGCCGCTCGCCGGATACATGTCCGAGATGGCGCTCAAGGGCGCCGAGTGGCTGGCCGCACTGCCCCCGGAGACCATCGAGAACATCGCCAAGGGCGTGCTGGCGCTGGCCGCCGCCCTCAAGCTCGCCCAGGGCGCCCAGGTCCTCCTCAACCTGGCGGTGTCCACGAACCCCTACGTCGCCGCCGCCGTCGCGGCGGCGGCGCTCGCGGCCGGGATCTACGTGCTCTACACGCGGTCGCAGAAGTTCCGGGAGATCGCCAAGCCCGCAGTCGACGCCGTGAGCGGCGCGTTCAACCTCCTCAAGGACGCGGTCGGGAAGGTCACCCAGGCCTACCAGGACAACAAGTCGTGGCTCGACCCGCTGTTCAAGCTGCTGGCCAAGGTCGCCGGATACATCGCGTCGTACGGCATCCTCCAGTGGGCCGCACTGGCGTTCGCCCTGTCGAAGGTGATCGACACCGTCGGCGACCTCATCAAGGACTTCAAGACGCTGTGGGACTGGCTCAAGAAAATCGACGCCAAGTCCGCGATCAAGATCGCTCTGTCGATCACCGGCGTGTCGACCGTCCTGGGTGCCCTGAAGGACGTGTGGGGGTTCGTGTCCAAGCTCGGCGGCGCGGTGATCAACATCGCGGCGAACGCCACCGTCACCAAGAACACCAAGAGCGCCCGCGCGCTCGGCGCCCGCTCGTTCGCCGTGCAGCCGTCGACCGCGGCCGCGACACCGACGCGCACGCTCGCGGCCCCGACGAACCTGTTCATCACCATCGACGGACAGCAGCTACAGGCCCGCATCACCCGCACCGTCAGTGTCGAGATGGCCCGTGACGGGGCCCGACTGCAAGCAGGAGGGTGGGCCTGATGGCACCCTGGCCCGAGCCGCGCCTCACGCTCAGCGCGACGACAACCCCGGACGAGACCGGTCTTGTCGTCGCCACGTTCACCGTGGCCAACGCCAAGGGAACCACCGCCCAGGTATGGCCCGGGGACGGCTCCGGACCGGTGCCGGTCACCCTCACCTCGGGCACCGGCACCGTGGAGCACCGCTACACCGACGCCGGACACCACGTGTACACCGCCGTGGCGACCGCCCCCATGACGGCCCTGTACGGCACGTGGCAGGCCCTCGCGGACGCCAACACGACCTGGGACGCGGTACCCGACGCGTTCGACCCGTGGCGGGCCGCAGACCAGACGGAGGAGACCGCGACGACCACGGTCACCGTGGACGTGGGCGACGCCACCGTTTCCGCTGTCGTCATCGACGCCGCCCCGATCCCGTTCATTCAGGTGAACTGCTGGTTCGGCTACCCGTCCGAGGTCATCGGGTGGACGCTGACGCGGCAGGCCCCGGGGGCGGTGCCCGCGCAGAACGTCGTCATCTACACGCAGACCGCAGCCCAGGAACTCGTGCAGGTCTCCGACCGCGAGGCACCGATCGGGATCCCCGTCACCTACAAGCTGACCGTGCGCTACAGCAGCGGCCGCGCGACAACCACCGACGTGTCCAACACGGTGATCATCACGGGGGTGACCGGCTGTTTCCTCACCGCGCCACAGACCGGCCAGACGATGGCGATCGAGGTGCAGGCGTGGGACGAGCGCAAGACCTCCGTACGCCGAAGCGTCCTCGAGATCTCCGGCCGCACCGACCCCATCGTGCTCTCGGACGTCGTGCTGCTCCCGGAAGGCAACTGGAACCTCCTCACCCGCACCCGCGAGCAGCTCGATCTGCTGTACAGCATCCTGTCGGCGTCCCGGCTCGTGCTTCTGCGCACGCAGCCCGCATCGTCGCTGCGGACCGTGTACGCGGCCGTGGGCGACTTCACGGAGGAACGCGTCTACCCCGCCGACGGAACCGCGTGGGAGCGGTACATGAACGTCACCATTCAGGAGGTCATGCCGACCCCGGCGACCGCCCGCCTGTTCTCGACGACGTGGACCCAGGTCTCCGGCGCCTACGCGACGTGGCTCGCCCTGGCCGAGGATCAGCCATCGTGGCTCGATGTCGCCATGTGGAATCCGGCCGCGGTGACCACGTGAGGGCCGTCTCGCCCGGCTACCGGGCCACCCTGGCAACGAGCCACGGGGTACGCGTGAACGTGTCCTCCTGGCGCTCCGGCACCCGCCTCGCCGCGAAGGTCCCCATCAGCGGCGGCTCGATCACCTACGACGACACCGCGACCCTGCGCCGCCGCCTGGCGCTCACCGTGCCCGTGGAGGACCCGCAGGCCCTGTACTCGTGGGACCCCGGCGACAACGCCAACCACCCCCTCGCCAACTACGGACAACAGCTCCATGTCGAGCTCGGCATCATCGGCCCGACCGGGGCCGCCGAGGTCTTCAACCACGGCTGGTACCTGATCACCGGATGGCAGCTGTCCGAGGACGACCGGACCGTGACCGTGACCGCCGTCGACCTCACCCAGCTCCTCGTCGACGACCGCCTCTACTGGACGTCGGGGCCCGGCAAGTCCCGCACCTACCGCAGCGCGTTCACGCTCCTCGTCCACTCCAACATGCCCGTCGTCGTCGACTCCGCCCTCTCGTCGAAGACGGTGAACTCGGCGACCGTGTGGGAGCGCGACCGGATCAAGAACCTCGACGACCTGGCGGACGCGTGGGGGGCCCGCTGGTACATCGACGACAACGGCAACGCCCACGCCTCCCTCGCCTACACGCCGGTCACGCAGTCCACGACACCACAGCTCGTACTCACGTCGGGGGTCAACGGCACGGTCGTCAACCGCTCCCGCGACGCCACCCGCGAACGCCTGTACAACGCTGTGATCGTGAACGGGAAGACCCCCTCGACGACCGGGGCGAAGCAGCCGTTCGGCTACGCGCAGATCACCGCCGCCTCGTCCCCGATCCGCGTCACCGGCCCCTACGGCAGGAAACCCCGCTTCTACACGTCGGAGCTGCTCACCACCGACGCGCAGTGCACGGCGACCGCGCAGAGCCTCCTGCCCCAGGTGTCGTCGGTGTCCCGGTCCGAGCCGGTGCTGTGCGTGCCGGATCCGTCGATCGAGCTCGGCGATGTCCTGCAGGTCCGCACTCAGGGAAGCCGGTTCACCGGCCGGGTGTCGTCGCTGACGCTGCCGCTCGGCGCCGAGGGCGGCGCGATGACGGTGACGTTGTCCAACGAACCCGAACTCGATGACGAGGGAGGCTGATCCCGCATGGTGACCGTGGCCCAGGTGCTCAACACGCACAAGGCGCAGACCACCGACCGGCACATCCTCACCACCACCGCGACGGCATCCGCATCGGGGGCCGTCGACTTCTACCTACCGGACGGCACCGTCTGTGACGCGCTCGTGCCCGACGGCCTCACCCTCGCCGCGGGCGACTCCGTGTTCGTGTGCCTCGCGGTCGGCGTCAACATCGTTCTCGTGAAGGTGGCCTCATGACCCTGTACACGCCCAACCTCGCCCTGCCGTACCCGGAGGCCTCCGATGCCCCGCGTGGCTGGGAGCAGATCGAGGCCCTTGCCGAGGCCCTCGACGGCGCGACCGCCCCGACCTGGTACGACATCCCCCTCGCCGACGGGATGGCTTCGGCGACCGGCTACACCGCCCGCATGTGCTGGGACAACGGCCGCGTCTACCTGTCCGGCGCCCTCAACGCTCCTAACGGCGGGTGGGATTCCAGCTCGCCGGGAAACACCATCGGCACCCTTCCCGCCGGGTACCGGCCATCGCGCACGTTCTACGTGCCGGGCCAGTCCGGCGCCCTGAACGGCAACGTCCGCATCGGATGCACGGCCGCGGGAACCCTGACTGCTTTGGTCGAGTCGAACGGTTCCTCGACGACGTCCGCGGTGTGGCTCGACAACGTGTCCTTCTTCTCGTCCTCCGCCTCGATCCCCACCGCCCCGTCCGCGTTCGCGGTACGGCCCGGGCCGCGCGCCGAGGACGAACCTGTCATCGACGCCGAGTAGGCTGCGGCTCGCTACTCGAAGCGCCTTCTCACAGGCAGCACGCCCCCCACTCCTTTGATGTCAGGAGTGGGGGGCGCGCCTGTGCCCGGAGAACTCAGAGCGCCGTCACAGCACGCCGGGCACGACCATGGTCGCAGCTCAGACGTACGTGACGTGGCGGCCGCAGCCCTCTCTCTGTTCGTACTCGGCAAGCCACTTTTCGTACATGAACTGCGCGTGGTCCTCAGCGTTCGCGACCTCGTCCGCGCCCTGGTCACATACAAGATGGTTCAGCCCGAACTGAGCACGCGCCTTGATCGCGGCAAGGAACCCCAAGACGTGTTCGGCGTACGAGCCGCCGCAGTCCTCCGCCTCACCCGGAAAGCAGGCCGGTGCACCGTGCCCGAGCTCGGCGAGCACGCGCCGGTACCGCTCGGCGTTCTGGCGCCACACGTCCGAGTTCCCCGGAAGCGTCTTGTCGTAGTCGCTCATGCCGCACCCTCCGGCCGGGTCCGAAGCGGCGTACGCGTGCCCACCGCGATGCCCTTGCCGGTCACCGTGGCGATAGCCCGCAGCGCGTGCACGGCGTTTTCCTCGTTCAGCGAGCTGAAGACGGTTCCCACGTTGCAGTGGTGGGCGCCCGTGATGGACAGCAGCAATTGCAGGTAGGCCCGCTCGCTACCGGACAGTGGCAGCGACCACAGCTGCTTGCCGAGCTTCTCCCAGTCGCACCACACGCTGCCGTCGGTCTCGATGACGACGACCGCGCGACGGACGTCGTCACGGTCCAGGAGGGTGCGGTGCGCGGCCAGCATTCCCACGGCGGCCGTGTTGAAGCACGAGCCCTCAGCCCACGCGGTGAGCCACGCGCCGAGTTCGGTCTTGGTCGGCCGGTGAACTGTGTCGCTCATGACGCTCCCAGGTATCCGTACTCGGCCGGGTCGTGCCCTTCCAGCGCCTTCTCTTCGAGGTCTCGGCGTGCGAAGTCGCCGAGCGTGGCTGTCGGCATGCCCTGGCCGTCGATGACCCCGAGTCCGTACACCTCGACGTCGATCAGGAGGCTTTCGACGATCGACTCCAGAGCCCCGCTGTAGCGCGCGTAGGCCGTGTCGTATCCGATCTCGGGTCCCTGCTTCTCGCGCTTCTCTTCCGCATCCTTCATGCGGGTCCGCGCTGTGGCCACCGCCTTTGTCAGCTGCTCTCGATCGAAGTCGTTCACGCTGCTGTCTCCAGTTCTCCGGTCCGGGGCGCCGGGATGGCGCCGGGCAGTTCGTCGACCACGGCGTGCCCGTGATCGTCGGCAATGAGCGCGTAGCCCGCGGTGGACGCGGGGTCGCGATGGCGCAGCCGCTGCTGGGTCACCAAGAGGTCGCGGCGGGCGCGGTGGACCGCTGTGCCGTAGCGGTGGCGCAGCCGGTGATAGTGCATGACGACGCCGATCTCGGCGGCGCGGCGGCGCACGAGCCGGGAGAGCCAGCCCGGGGTGATGTGCCCGGACGGGTTGGCGTCGGAAGGGAACATGTAGCCGCGCCGCGACGGCGGCCGCGCGGCGAGCAGCGCTGTGGCCAGCACCGGGGGCAGCGGGATCAGGTCGACGGTGTCTCCCTTGCCGTGCACGCGCAGCATCCAGCGCTCGCCGAAGCGCAACAGGTCCTCCCACCGGGCCTTCGCCGTCTCGTGCGAGCGCAGTCCGGCGAAGCCGCCCATGAGCACCCACAGGTGCTCGCGGCCCTCCGTGTAGCCGCACAGGAGATCGAACTCGTGCTCCGGGAGCGGGTTCGGTACGCGGCGCGGGGGCGGCGCCTGGTGCAGGACGGCGGCGGCATCGTCGCGGCCGGACCACGTCAGGTACTGGCGCAGCGAGATGACGTACGTCCTGCGGGTCCAGGACGAGTAGGACGTCGTCGCGAAGTGCGCGGCGAGGTTCTCGGCGTCCAGGCGCTCGGGTGCGCACCCGATGGCGTTGGCGACGGCCCACACGCTGCCTATGCGGGTCTGGACAGTCTTGGGGGAGCGGCCGAGCGCGCGCAGATGCGCACGCCAGCCGGTCACGGTTCTTGAGGGAGAGGTCATAGCGGCACGTTCCGGGTGATGTCGGTCTTAGCTGTAGAGCGGAACGTCCCGTTACGCGGCATCG